TTGCTCAGAAGGTCCGCTTGCCTGCGGACGTCGCGGAACGTCTCGAAGCATTCGAAGCGGGTCTTCGTTCTGCCGGACTTATATCCATCGGACAAGTCCTTGAGCAGTCTGCGGGCAATGAACGAAAATTTCGGGTGAAGAAGGGCCATGTCGTTGAGTACGGTGGACATGGCGTTAGTCCTTCTTCCCGGTTGCCTCGTTCTCGTGCTGTGTCGGCAGCACGTCGACGACGGGTTTTTTGATGATAATTTCATCGCCCGCGTACGTGGTCAGAAAGGCTTCGAAACCTTTGTTGTCGAGCCATCCCGAACGGACCCGCTTGCCGTCCTTTTTTATGATGTAAGAAAGCATGTCAGATTTCTCCTTAAAAAAGCGGACTTTTTGCCCGCTCTCCACATATAGGGCTGTAGGGCTAAAAGTCCAGCGGATTATCGGCTGTGTCCGATCAGAGTGCACCAATTCTTTCGACGTAGTCGAGGACTTGATATAATGGTGCACAAGTGACACCTTTCGATGTGGAAACCATCGAACGCGTTTTCGCTAACGCGCTTGCCTCTGAGGCATTCACCCGCCTTGGTACTAGGCGTGGTGTTTGGGACGTGTCGCGTGATTGCGACCGTCCAGTGCCGGTGACCCTTCATAGCCGTGCTACTGGGTCACTGCGGCGGCTGAAGGCCGGTAAACCAATTCCGGGTATCGAATTGGTGATGCTAACGCCATGTCGCAGGTGCTTGGTGTGCCTGCGCAAGAAAGCTCGCTTGTGGCGTTACCGTGCGCTTTCCGAGATACAAGTCGCGCCACGGACTTGGTTCGGAACGCTCAATACAAGACCAGACTTTGATGTCTGGTGTGATCACGTCGCGGCAACGGAAACCCGGGATTTCTGGTCACTTCCCTTGGAAAAGAAATTCGCGCCGCGCGTGAAAGTAATGGGACGCGAAGTAACGAAGTATCTGAAGAGGGTTCGGAAGAACTCCGGCGTTCCCATAAGATACCTTCTAGTAAGCGAACAACACAATTCGGAAAATACCTCCGATTGGAAAAGAGGAAGGCCGCATTTTCACATGCTGGTCCATGAATATCCGAATTCGCCTATGCGAAAGCATTTCCTTGATGATGCGTGGCACCACGGTTTCAGCCAGTGGCGGTTAACCCGTGATCAAGAGGCGGCGTGGTATGTGAGTAAATACATAACTAAAAGCAATGATGCTCGTGTTAGAGCATCATTGGATTACGGTTCTCCACCCTTGATAGCTTTCGAATGAAAATGAGTAAGAGGTAACCGTATGAAAACAGCCCACGAAATGGATAATGACAAATGTGTGCTGTCCCCGACCCCTTCCCCTCCCCTTATAAAATGACAACCTCTCAAAACGAGAGAGTTGCAAGAGGGAGAGAAGGTCTAGACAAAAAAGAGAGATTGGCGCAGTTCTGTGTAGCCAATCGACGAACACGGAACATAAAGGAGTGTCAGAATATGGCGTCGAACCCGTTTAAATATTCGGTTGGAGGTTTGCCGGGTGTCGGACCCGGCTCCGATCCGCGAAGCGGCACGTGGGTTCCCCCACGAAGAGATTTGGGGGATACGCGGAATATACCGTGGAGGCCGCGTACTGGCGGTACGCCGAAGGTGACGGTAAAGCCTTTCCCCAATCCATGGAAGCCACCGACGACGGTTTTTGGGAAGAAACCGCCTTTGGATTTCACTCGTCCGGGATGGCCGGTTGGTAACAATGTTGGCCGCTTCCTGCCCGGTGCGGTCGCAGCGGCGTTGCTGCTGGGGTATTACCTGATCCGACCGGGTGCGTATAAATTCCCCTCAGGGTGGATTAAGTGTTGGGACGTTGGCGGGCCGAAGCACGCTATGAGTGGTCCCACGCTTTTCGCTGGCGACACTTGCTCTACGGGCGCCCCTGATTACCTTCTTGGTGGACAGGTTCCCTCTGGTAATTATGGCGATCCGATTGTCGTACCGACATTCCCTTGGGAGCAATCGATCTGGTTTGGTCCCTTGACCAGCACTGGCCCTGATCGCATGCAATATACTGAGAAGTGGCGCTATCCAGATTTGCCCGGTGTGTCCGGGCCGTTTCTGATCCCGTTTGAACCGGGTGCGGTGATTATCCCGGAGGTGCCTTTGCCGTGGGCGCCGATTTTTCCGGGTGTTACGTGGATGCCGGTGCCGTGGGCGCCGCCGATTTCACCCACGACACCGCAACCTAATCCGGACCCCCGGACGGACCCTACTCCGGAACCGTATGGGCCTCCGGCGACTACTGTGGTTCCGGTTCCGTCTGTTGTTCCGTCTGTGGATATCAATACGGATTTGCCGGGGGTCACTCCGTTTCCGAACGTCCATGTACAGGAGTGGCCGAAGGAACCGGATAAGGAGAAGAAGAAACGTTTGACCGGTAAGCAGAGCGCGGCGTGGCTCGCGGCTCTTGAGGCATCGGGAACGTCGTACATGGAGATGGACGATGTCGTTTCCGCGATTTACAAGGGTCTGCCGTGGCAGGTTCGTCGCTGGCGTGGCCGCGACGGTGTATGGCGTGATCGTGATATTACGAGCGCGGACAGGATGTCTCGTATTTACGAGTTGTTTGGGAAGCTTGATATTGCGAAAGCAATTGAGAATGTGGCTTCGCAGGAAATGGCTGATACCGTTATTGGTTCGATTGGTAATCAGCTCGCGGATAGGGCGCGCGCGCTTGGCGATGCGGGCCTTTACAATCGTCCGGTTGGTTTTCAGTATGGTAACAATAAGGTTGCTGAAAACTGGAAGGAGCTTGATCGGCTCCGGAAGGAAGAGGCCGCGAGAAACATTCTCGCGCACACCCGGACGTATAAGGTCAAAAAGTATGATGCGACAACCAATAGTTGGTATTGGGAAGAGCACGTGCGGCCATTCACCCAAATTCCGTGGTTTAGGCAACGGTCGAATTATAACGGTCTTGCAAGACCGGGGATGGGTGAATATTACGACTTGACAGAGGCGGAGAAGGAGAGTGGAGTTCGTACCGTGCCGCGTTACTATTACGCGCCACGCGGAACATACAACCCGATCATGTTCCCTGACGAAAAACGGAGCTGATCATAATTATGGAAGAAAGGAAATCGAAATGGCTTACCGCACTCGCCGTGGTAGCTCCTATCGCCGCCCGGCTCGCAGTAGCAGCACTCGTGGCCGTCGCCGTACAAGTCGGGCTCCTGCCCGTCGCCGCACGAGACGCATGTCTGGTGGCTCTCGGACTGTCCGGATTGTAGTCCAGACGGTCGGCGCTTCTCCCGTTACGACGGCTGCTGGGCAGGTAGCTGTCCAGCCGATGCGGGCTCGGTTCTGAGGCCGTCGTATTACGCCCGTGGGGTCGCGTTCGCGCGGCCCCTTCTCATGTTCAACATAGGAGGCCTTTATGGCTAAGTCTAACGATCCTAAGGTGCGCGTTGCGCGACCGTATCGCGGTGTGAAGCGTGTTCCGAGATATCCGAAATACCCTTTTCAGCTCCGGGTGCGGCCGTATCAGATACAGCCGTTCATGATCGCTCCGGTTCTGCCGGGCGAGACGCTGAAAAATCTCGTCCATCAATCGCGCGTCGTTTCCAAGCCGCTGAAGCATTCGCTCGTCGGCTGGTGGTGCGAATACTACTACTTCTATGTCCGGATGAGGGACATTGAGTGGCATGTCGGGACTGATTTCATTGATGGTATGGTCACGGACCCGACGAATTACAATGCGGCGACTATTCGCACGGCGATCGGCAGCGGCGCCGATGCGAAGTACTATCACGCGGCTGGTGGAACCAACTGGCTGAAGGCCGCGTTGCAGTCGATCACGGAATACTATTTCCGTGACGAGGGCGAGAATTGGGATGAGGCCACGCTTGACGGGCTTCCTCTCGCGCAGGTTGCTTCGCGGAATTGGCTGGATAGCCTGACCCTCGATGACAACATTCGGACTGATCGTGATGTTGACGTTGATCTCAACGCGGACGGTACGGTTACGGCGCAGGAAGTTCTGCAGGCGCAACAGCACTGGCAGACTCTGCGTGAAGCGGGCCTTGAAAAGCTCGATTACGAGGACTGGATCAAGACGTTCGGTGTCAACATTCCGGAACGTCAAGAGCAGACGGACGCGATGTATCGTCCGGAGCTTCTTCGTTATAATCGGGAGTGGGCCTACCCTGTCAACACGGTTGAGCCTACGACGGGTGTTCCGTCGTCGGCGGTGAGCTGGATCAATGCCTTTCGAGCGGACAAGGATCGTCTCTTCAAGGAACCGGGCTTCATTATCGGCCTTCAGGTCGTTAAGCCCAAGGCCTACATCAAAGACACCACTGGTGGCCTCGCCAGTTTCATGGAGACCATTGAGAACTGGCTTCCGGCGCTTTCTCATGCTGATCCTGAAAAAGCGTTCAAAGAGTTCGCTGCAACGTCAGGACCGCTGGCCAGTAAGCTGGGTACGACGCCATTCGAGGCTTACTGGGTGGATATGCGAGATTTGCTGCTATATGGCGATCAGTTTCTCAACTTCGCTCCTGATACCGCTTCGGCTGCTATCTCAGTGATCGACAGCGGTCAGGGCGCTCGCAATCGGTACGCGTCGGCGACGACGATTGATGATCTGTTCGCCGCGGCGTCTCCGGCGAATATCATTCAGGTTGACGGTGTGGTCGATATGGTGATAATGGGAAGGCAGGTCGACTTTACGCCGACTGGTCCCACGATTTAGGCGGACGGATCGTGGATGTGGAAAGGGCGGCCATTGGCCGCCCTTTCTGTTGTTATAGCACTTTGAGCCGGTGTAGCATGTCGGCTGCTGCGGAGTGCTCAACATGTCCATCTTCATAGGTAGGGGCGGCAAGAGAAAACGTCTTGGCGCGATTTCGGAGATATTCCCATTCGTGGCTGGAGTGCCAGCTCCAGCCCGGCCAGTGGCGTTCCCCTGTGGCCTCGCTGAGTGCCGCTGCTTCGGCGGCGTCGATCCATGGTATGAAGTCGACGGCCAATCCGAGTTGGTGTGCGGATTGGTAGATACCCGCTTTCGTGACGCCCTTGCTCAGAAGGTCCGCTTGCCTGCGGACGTCGCGGAACGTCTCGAAGCATTCGAAGCGGGTCTTCGTTCTGCCGGACTTATATCCATCGGACAAGTCCTTGAGCAGTCTGCGGGCAATGA